TTGCGTGCGCGCGTTTCTTAGCCATACAGACCCGCCTCCCGGGCGGCGTTGAAGGCCTCCTCGCCGGCGACGAGCAGGCTCAAGGTGTCGGCATTGACGGTGGTGGCGAGAGCGGCGGCCTCGCGCGCGGCGAGGTCCGGTGAGGCGCCGGCGGCGCGATAGAGCGGATGCAGGTCCGCGGCGAGCTCGCGGTCCCAGCGCGAACGGTCGAACGCCGCGGCACGCTCGGCCGCCGGCAGTTTGTCGAGGCGCGCCGCTTGTCGGCGCCAGGTGTCGCGGATGACCGGCGCCGTGAGCTGCGCGCCGAGGGCGCGACCCGGATCGGCCGGCGTCGGATTGGTGGTCATGTTCAACGGCTGCGCGACGCGATCGGCGCTCGGGTCGTTCTTGATCGACGGCAGGTTGAGGCGCGCGCGGCCTTCATTCAGCGTCACCACCGGCCGCCCGACCAACGTCTGCATCGCCGACGCCTGCTCCTCAAACGACCCGCGCAGCTTCTGGTCGATGTTGAACTCCGTGTAGATGTCGTCCTGGTCGTCGCACTCGGGCAGCAGCTGCCGTTCGAACTCCTCCTGCAGCATCGTGAGCCACGGACCCAAGCAGTCCTGATACAGGTTCTTGTGCTGCTCGCGGATGTTGCTGAACGTCGCGTGGTCGAGGATGCCGACCATCGGCAGCGGGACGTGGTAGGCGCGCGCCACCTCCTCGCGCGACAGTTTGCGCGCCTCGGTGAACTGCGAGTCGCGCGGCGAGTACGACGTGGCGGTGAACGTCATGCCGTCCTCGAGGACCGGGACGCCGCCGGCGTTCGACGGGCCGGCGTAGCGCATCTGCCACTGTTCGCGGAACGCCTGCTTCTGCTCCGGCGACCACTTCGGCGCACCCTGCGGGCGCGTGATCACGCCCTCGACGCGCGAGACGTTGTTGTAGTAGGCGCGGCGGTACGCGCTGCCCGCGGCCTCCTCGGCGAGCATCCCGCGCAGCGTTTCGATCGGGCTCAGCCCCATGAGCGGATTGGTCGGGTCGTAGCCGTTGAAATGCACGATGTCCCGCGGCTTGATCTCCATCACGTTGCCGTCGGGCAGCGTCCACCAGAACACCGAGGGCAGGAGCCAGCCGTCGACCACGACGGTCTCGGGCGGCAGGCGCACGAACCAGAGGCGCGCGTCGTCGTTGCGCAGCTTCAACCAGTAGGCGTTGAAATACACGCCCATGTCGTTCATCAGGTTTTCGACCATGCGGTAGTGGGTCATCGCGGGATTCGGTTTCGCGATCCACTGCGCGAGCTCGTGGTCGATGAGGTACTCGCGATCGATGTCCGAGACGCGCCGATAAACGTGCAGACCCAGGTCCGCAATGTTGCGCGCCAGGAAGGAGACGACGGTGCGGACGCTCGGCTGCGTGTTGTAGATGGCCGCGTAGGTGGCGCCGCAGGCCAGCCCGAGGTTCGGCCCGGGACCGATCGCCGACACGCCGGCCGGCGATCGCTCGACCGAGCGCAGGGTGCCACGCGACTGGACGATCGGCATTACGGAACGACCGCCTTACGGAGAACGCCGAGAAACTTGATGTATTCCTTCTCAGGCAGCTTGACCTGTTTGGTCGGGATGAACGCCTCGGCGTTGGCGTTCAACGCGGTCACGCGAAACCACGAGAAGTCGTCCGCGTACCGCGCAACTAGGAACGGCACTCCCGCGCGCGTCGCGAGCTTGCCAAGCGCCTGGCATGACGGGTGGTCGCGACGCATCTCGCCGGCGGCCTCGTGCTTGTGCTCGATGAGCGCCGCCGGCTCACCGTGCGTGTACTCGATGAGTGGAAAGTCGATGTCTACCGCCGGATAGCTGATGCCCCACGATCGGTGGCGCGCGCTCATCGCCATCGGGCGGTAACCGGTGCGCTCGCCGAGCTCCTTGATTCGGATATCGCCGGCGACGCGGATATAGAACGCGTTGCTCTCGCGGTGCGTGTCGTCCAGTCCGTCGAGCAGTTGCTTCGCGACAGAGGGCGGAATCCCAGCACGGTCGCAAACGAGAGCCACCGACTTGAGCCAACCCTGCCACCTCGTTTCTAGGCAGTCGCGTTCAAAAGCGTCGGTGTCGTTCACGGCACTACCTGGATGAAGGCCACGTTCTCGCGCGGCACCAGCACCTCGCCGTCGATCGGCTGCGGGTCGCCGTGCGCGGGCACGATCGAGGTCTCGCGCAGTTGCAACCACGGCCCGCGGCCAGACCAGAGCACGCCGCGGAGCGCCTCGTCGGTGGGTTGCTTCAGGTTGACAATCACCACGCGCAGGAGCGCCGGCGGTCGCCACCAGAGGAGCCAGCCGAACATGGGACGCCGGCGAGTGTGGCGGCCTCAGCCGGCGAGCGCAATTTTGGATATCAGAATTGTTCGGAAGCGGTCAGTCGTCGTCGTCGGTCTCGGCCTGGCGCAGCGTGCGCCGGAGCAGCTCGGGGACCGAGACGCCGGCGGCCGAGGCGCGATCGTGGACGCGATCGTAGGCGCGGGAGGGCAACCGGAGGCAAATAGGAACCGATCGCTCGGGATCGGTGCGATCGAGCGGTGGGCGACCTGGCTTGCGTGCGTCGGCCATCCGAGGTCGTATTATGCACGCCATGCCCACTGACCACCAGCGCGCCCGGGCACGACACGCGGCGCTCGCGGCGAGCCGGCGCGCCGACCTCTCGCGGGCGCTCGACGCCGAGGCCGAGGTTGAAACCGTGCCGCCCGCCGGCACCACCCCACGCCCGCCGGCGCCGCCGCGCTGCGATCGGAGCGCCGACGCCGGCAGCACGCACGTCTGGCGCGAGGGCGCGCAGGTCGGCGACTGGTGTCTGTGCGGCAAGCGCCGCCGCTTCACGCCGTTCTAGGCGACGACCAGATCGGGATCGTCGGCGCCCTCCTCCTCACCGGCCAGGCCGGCGAGCTTGCGCGCGATGATGGCCGCGACGATCGGGTCGATGCGCCCGCGGCTCCGCTTCTTGCTCGGGTAAATGTTGTCCTTGTTGTCGGTGATGACGCGCACGTTCGACGCGCACCACTGCATGAGCGGGTTGTCGCCGGCGTCGACCAACCCATCGAGCACGTCGGCCTCAAACTCCTTCGACGGCTGCGACATCTGCGACACGTTCTGCGGCACCTCAATCGCGGGCACGCCGTCGCCCTCGAGGTTCTTGATTAGGTTGCCGGCGTTCCACGGATCGAGCCCGACCTGCTGCACGTCAAACCGCTCGCGCGCCTCGGCGACGATCGCGCGCACCTCGTCTTGGTCGATCCGGTTGCCCGGATTGGTCCGCAGCCAGCCGGCCTGCTGCCACAACTGGTAGGGCGCGCGGTCGCGCAGCGCGCGCGCCACGAGCGTCTCCTCGGGCGTGAGTACCCACGCGACGAACCGCCACTCGCGCCGCACCTCGGTCGGCGGGAACGCGGCGACGACCGCGGTGAGGTCGATCTTCGACGACATGTCGATCCCGAGCCAGCACGCCTGGCCGTGGAGCTCGTCGATCGTCCACCGACTCTGACCCTTGCGCCACCCCTCCGTCGAGAGCCACGGTCCGATCGCATTGACCCACAGGTTGAGCCGCTTCTGTTTGAACGCCGCGGCGGCCGGCGGCATCGCGGCGGCCTTCGCGGCGAGGGCGCGCAGGTCCTCCACGCGCACCGACACGCCATAGTTCGGGTTCGCCTTCCGCCAGGTCGCTTCCGCGAACGGATCGTCGCCGTCCTCGGCGTGCGCGATGAACGCGAAGAACGTCTCGTCGGCCAGGACGCGGTCGAGAATCTTGCAGGCGTAGTCGTGCTGATCACCGCACGGTGTGAACGGGTCGGAGCCGGCGGTGGTGATCTGGAAGTTGAGCGGTTGCAGGCGCGAGCCGGTGGCCGTTTCCATCACGTCGATGAGGCCGCGGTCCTTCATCGCGTGGAACTCGTCGGTGATGATGAGGCTCGGGTTCAGGCCGTCGGTCGAGTCCTTATCGGCGCCGAGCGGTTCCAGCTTCGACGCCGAGGCCTCGCGATTGAGGTTGGCCGCGAGCACCGCAATCCGCGAGCGCAGGCCGGATCGTTCGACCAGATGTTTGCAGTCGCGCCACACGATCTTGGCCTGCTCGCGCTTCGTGGCGATGCAGTAGCCCTCCGCGCCGGCCTCGCCGAGAAAAAACGTGACGTAGAGCGCGACGATCGCGGCCTCGAGGCTCTTGCCGTTCTTGCGTGGAATCTCGTTATACGCGGTGCGGAACCGCAGCAGGCCGGTCCGCCGGTGCACCCACGCGAACAGGGAGCCGAGCCGAAACTGCTGGTGCGGTTGCAGGACGATCGCCTGGCCGGCCCACTCGCCCTTGTAATGCTTCAGGAGCGCCGCGAACCGGAAGAACCGATCGGCGCGGCGGTAGTCGAACACGTAGGGGAACGCGCGCGTGCCCTCGCGCCGGCGATCGCGGAGATGCCGTTCGCAGGACAGCCGGTGGTACTTGCCGGCCGGCACGCGGCCGATCGTCACCGCGCGCGCGTAGGCGTCGATCGCGTTCATGCATCAGTGCAGCGGTCCATCCGGCAGCGGGTCGTCAAATTCTGAGAACGCATCGCGCGCGCCGGGTGTGGCGCCTGGCGCCGCCGGCGCGACGCGCGTCCGACTACTCGGCGTCAGTCCCAACTCGGGCCACAGTTTCGTGCAGCCCGAGAGCGCCTTCGTCTGGATGGCGAGATACGGGTTCGGCATCGGGTACCCGCTCGGCGTTTTCACCACCATGCCCAGCTGCGCGACCTTGCGCGAGGCCTCCAGATACCGCGACCACTCCAGACAGACCGCAATGAGCGACGCGCGATCGGCGTCGGTCACGAGGCGCACCTTCGTGAGCAGTGGCACGACGCGCCGCCACTCGGCCGCGGCGCGCGGGTCGTCGGCCAACTCCTCGGGCACGGCCTCAAACGCCTGCGGCTCGGGCGCCGGCAGCGGGTCGGCCGGCGGCAGGCGCCGGTGCCCGGGATTGCCCTCCAGCCGCCGCTGCGCCTCGGGTTTCGGCTTTCGCCCGCGCATCGCTACCGCCCTTCCATGCCGCTCCGATTACGCTTGCTATTCGGAGCGGCAGGCCGCAAGCTGGTTACATGGACGGCGGCGCAGAGGGCGCCGGCCGAGAACGGAACGAGATCATGAAAGCCCGAACCACCCGAACTGAGACCCCGCGCCGGCCGCGATTCATTGTGATGAGCGTGCCGCACGACAACGGCGCCGACTGGTTTGTCTACGACACCAAGTACCGCACGTCCGAGGAGCTGCCCACGATGCGCCTCGCCGACATGCGCGCCATGCAATTGAACGCCGAGCACGAGGTGCACTGAGCGATGGCAACCTCGGCCCGCGCCGCGGCGATCGCCGCACAGAATGATCGGTTCCGCGCCGGCGGCGCCCTCGGCGCGCCTGGCGTGCCCGGGCGATGGATGGTGACGCGCGGGATTGCCGCCCTGCCCGATGCGCAGGTGCGGGTGATCCTGCAAGCCGTCCGCACGTTCGACCGGTTCACACCTGGCAACGACCCGCACAAGGAGCGCGACTTCGGCATGTTCACCGCCGGCGACGTGCGGGTGCTCTGGAAGATCGATTACTACGCGAGCGCCGCCTGCGACTTCGGCGCCGAGGACGCGCGCGAGAGCTACCGCGTCCTGACGATCATGCTCGCGGAGGAGTACTGAGAGTTTCCGGCGCGCATGGTGCGCGCCGACCCGCGCCGGCCGGTCGCCGGCATTCGATAGGAAGTAGTCAGTCATCATGAAGAAGCAGAAGACCACCAAGACCACCACCAAGACCACCGAGGCGCCGGCGACGCCGGCGGCCGAGACGCGCGCCGCCAAGAAGACGCGCGGCCGGATCGCCAGCCTGTATGCGGCGACCCCATTGACGGCGGCCGAGGCCGCGAGCAAAGAGGCCGCGGCGCCCGAGGCGCCCGCCGATGCGCCGGCGGCGCCGGCCGAGACACCGACGCGGCCTCGGCGCGCGCGCACGCCGCGCGTCCCGAACTACGCGACCCGGAAGGCGCTGCGCGAGGCGACGCTCGCGGTCGGCCGCGAGAGCCGGAACGGCCACGCGGACAGCCCGATCGTCTCGGCCGCCCTC